CCGCTATCGGCTCTCAATACATGCTTATTAGTGACATGGGCATCTTGTTTAAGGATGGCATTCACGTCACGTTTAGTGGGGCTGGTGTAACTTCAATCACTTTGTTCTACTATGGTGGAGCATAGGGATAATGGGCTTACCAGAACTTTGGTCGGCAGGCCTAACTCTTGTGTTTGGGATCACTGGTTTTGTTCTTAGGGAGAAATTTGGGGAAATTAACCGCCTCAGTATTCTCTTGAATAAGACCCGTGAGGAGATGGCGCGTGATATGGTTACAAGGGCGGAAATCTCCAAAATTATGGAGCATATTGACGCTCGATTCAACAAACTGGAAGAGAAGATTGATCGTCTGATCTCCGCACATTAAAGGACACTAATATGGCTATGTCTGATCTTAAAAAATTGTTTAAAAACAAAGAAACCAAGGGCGAAGAGCTGAAAGAAGCTAAAGCCATCAAGTCTGGAAAGATTTCTCCAAAGCAATATGCTATGGGCGAAAAAATGGAAGAGACAAAGATGAAAAAGGGCGGTGCCGTTAAGAAGGCAATGGGTGGTACGGTCAAATCGGGCTCCAAAGCTCCGGTTTATGGACGTGCCTTGATGCGTACTACGGCTGATGCAAAAGGTCGTGCTCTGATGAAGGGGAAATAATCATGGCTGGACGTGGAATGGGTGCCGCGGTTCGTGGCGGCGGCTGCGTGATGAGCGGCGAAACGCCTAAAGTCGATTACAACTACGACTCGATGAAAGGCGATGAGTCTGTAAAGCCTGGAACTGCCAAGATGGCTAAAGGCGGCATGGTCAAAAAAGGCAAGATGAAGGCCTACAAAAAAGGCGGCATGTGCTAAATGACCACCTCGGGCACGACTGATTTTGATCTGTCGATTGATGAACTAATCGAAGAAGCATTTGAGCGATGCGGCATGAGACCCACCAATGGGTATCAGCTGACGACGGCACGCCGCTCGCTCAACTTGGTGTTTCTTGATTGGGCAAACCGCGGGTTGAACCTGTGGACAATTGAACAGAAAGAAATTCAGTTAACCCAAGGAGATCGGGTCCTTAATTTGGACCCGGACACGGTCAATGTGTTGGGTGCGGTGATTCGGGATTTGACCACGACACCGTATAACGACATTATTATTCAACGGGTTAGCCGAAACGAGTACTTGGACATTCCAAATAAAGACTTCCAGGCTCGCCCATCTCAGTTGTACGTACAGCGTCAGAATATCCCGCAGATTTATCTGTACCCCGTTCCTCCAAACAGCCAGTACAAGCTGGTGTATTACCGGATTCGACGGATTCAGGACGCTGGGGCGTACACCAATACTTCGGATGTCAATTGGCGTTTTTTGCCTTGCCTGGCATCTGGTCTTGCGTATTTCCTGTCTTTAAAGTTTGCCCCAGACCGGATTGGTGCTTTGAAGAATCTTTATGAAGAGGACTTCAAACGTGCGGCAGATGAGGATAGGGATACCGCCAGCACATATTTTGTGCCGCAGATAGCGACGATTTAAAATGCCTACTACCGCGGCAGGTAAATATGCCTTAGCCCTTTGCGATTACTGTGGTCAGCGGTACAGGCTGACTCAGCTTCGCATCAATTGGCGTGGGTTTAAGGTTTGCCCGGACGATTACGAGCCAAAAGAGCCGCAAATTCAGCCATTGAAGTATCATGGCGATGCGATTGCACTTGATGGGCCGCGGCCAGATCGTAGGGAGCCATTATCCGTGTTTGTTGGTGCTCCAGGCTTCTCAGCCTTCCAAAGTTTCGGGACGGCGCGTAACACAAATGATATGCGGCCGTACATTGTTGGTCCTGCGTTGATCTCGCGGGTCGTGGTTGGTTCTGTGACGGTGACAACAACATGACCTACGACGAACTGGTCACAAACATTCGAAATTACGCGCAGGTAGGGGACAGTGAGTTCACCCTGCCTGTTATCAACACGTTCATCACGTTTGCGGAAAACCGCATCATGCGTGAAATTGACCTCGACGTGTTTAAAAAAGAGATGACGGGCAACATGACGTCGGGGAATAGATTTTTGACTGCCCCTACGGACCTGTTGACGCACAGGTACATGTTGCTTAAAAGCTATACTGGTTCAACGCAAGTATTTTTGGACTTTCGGGATACTTCTTTTATGAAAGAGTATTGGAAAGACCAAACGGTGACCGGCACTCCAAAATACTTTGGCGTTTGGGATCAGAACACGTTTTATGTGGCTCCGACGCCTAACCAGAACTACATTGTCGAACTGGGTTTTATTTATCGGCCCACTCAGTTGTCGTCGACCAACACAACGACTTGGATTAGCACGAATGCCCCAGAAGCGTTGTTTTACGCCTGCATGATCCAGGCGTATAGCTATTTGAAGGGGCCTCCCGACATGCAGGCTTATTTTGAAAATAGTTATAAGCAGGCCGTCAGTGGTCTGGGTGTTGAACAGCAGGGCCGCCGCCGCCGCGATGAGTACCGCGATGGCATGATGCGCATTCCTCTTAAATCCGATTCGCCAGGTCCGTAATGGCATTTACCGGCAATTACATTTGCACCAGTTTCAAGGTGCAGCTTTTGAAAGGCGTGCATAACTTTACGCCGGTCACTGGCAATACTTTTAAGCTGGCGTTGTACGACCAAAACGCCACGTTCAACGCCGACACGACTGCGTACACGGCTACAAATGAGATTGCGGCTTCTGGTTCGTACACCACGGGAGGGGTGGCGTTGACCCCATATATTCCGACGTCAGCCAATACGACGGCTTACGTGGATTTTGTGGACTTGTCGTTGACTGGCGTGACCATTACCACTTTTGGAGCGTTGATTTACAATAGCTCCGTGTCAGGTAACCCTGCGGTTTGCGTTTTGGATTTTGGCGGCCAGAGGACAACAACCGCAGGCGGGGTCTTGAACATTGTTTTCCCAACAGACGATATTACGTCTGCAATCATTCGGGTGTATTAAGCCATGCTAGTTAACACAATTCACGGCGAGATGGACGACTCTCTTCTGGTCAAAAAAGAGGGTTCGGTAGATAATGACATTGAATTTACTACTTGGACTGAGTATTGGCTCAATGATGAGTTGGTGCATCGTTCAGCTCACGTAACATTGAAAACTTCTCCGTTTACGGCTCTGGAAGCCGCTTCAATAGGATAAATCATGGCCAATACCCAATCCATGTGTACATCGTTCCTTGGGGAACTGATGACTGCAACTCATAATTTTGGCGTAGCGCCCACTCGTGGTACAACCTCAGCGGACACATTTAAGGCCGCGTTGTATCTCACGACAGCTACAATTAATGCTGCAACCACTGCGTATACCACGTCTGGTGAAGTTACTGGTACAAATTATACGGCTGGGGGTGTAACAGTCACCAATGCCACGGTTCCGGCGTCGACCAATACTTCGTCTACTGCGGGCATTGGATATTGGACTCCTTCGGCTTCTATTACGTACACAAACGTCACGTTGGGAACCGCGTTTGACACAATGTTGTTGTATAACTCAACGCAGAGTAACAAAGCGGTTTCGGTTCACACCTTTGGGTCACAGACGATTACTGCTGGAAATTTTACGCTGACGATGCCCTCCAACACGACGTCAACTGCTCTGCTTCGTTTGTCGACAACATAAGGTGATGTGTGGCTCTCGGTTGGGGTGGAGATACTTGGGGGGCTAATGGTTGGGGCGGCACTCTTTCGGAAACGGGGACTGTCGCTACAGGTGTTGTTGGAGCCGTAGGTGTTGATAAATCCATACCATTAACTGGGGTTAATGCGTCTGGAGTATTAGGGGGTGTATTACCGGCGCTTAGTGGTGTTATTGCTACTGGCTTGGTTGGAAGTTCTGAAGTAACAATAGCCATTGCTTTGACTGGGGTAGCTGGGGTTGGACTAGTAGGTTCAATAGAAGCAGGAAAAGCGTTTAATCTTAGCGGGGTTTCCGGATCCGGGGCAGTTGGGTCATTATTGGCAGCTAATTCCGTAGGAATTAGTAACAATATTGGTGAAGGGCGTGTTGGAAACATTATTCCAACTAGATCTTCTGCAATTACCGGGGCAGTTGGATCTGGTTTTAGCGGATCAATTGCTCCTGGTAAATCCGCACTAATAACTGGGGTGGGAGCAACAGGGATAGCGGGGGCAGTTGTAGCAAGTTCTTCAGCAGTTTTAGCTGGTAGCATTGCAGATGGAATTTTGGGTAATGTTAATTACGTTTATTGGACGTTGGTCGATGACTCCCAGACACCAAACTGGACGGATGTTACTAATACGCAGTCTCCCAATTGGACAGTCGTTACAACCATCTAAGGATTAGAAATGTCAACCGCATATACCTCTCTCCTGGGCCTGGCCCTTCCTGCTACTGGAGAGCTTTCGGGCACCTGGGGCGACACAGTCAACAACTACATTTCAAATTACATTGATTCTGCTGTTGCGGGTGCAGTCACGCTTACTGCGGACACCACGCTGACTAAAACGACAGGCTCAAGCCTTGGATCAACGTCATCTCAATATGCGATTATTATCGCGTCCCCGGCGTCGGCCAACATTACTGTAACGGCTCCAGCAGCAAGCAAAACCTATGTTATCAACAATACGTCCGCAACGTACACGGTCAAGATTGTCGGTGCGGGGCCCACGACGGGGGTAACGCTCCTTGCCAGTGAAAAAGCAATTGTTGCTTGGAATGGCTCTGATTTTGTAAAAGTTGCTTCTACCTCGGCCTCTACAATTAATTCGGGGACTTTAGCGGTTGCTTATGGCGGAACGGGAGTTACAACTTCCACGGGTACGGGCAACGTAGTCCTATCTAATTCGCCGACGCTTGTAACTCCTGCGCTTGGCACGCCTGCGAGCGGAACGCTTACGAATGCTACTGGGCTGCCTATTTCTACGGGTGTTTCTGGTTTAGGCACGGGGGTTGCTACATTTTTAGGAACTCCGTCTAGTGCAAACCTGGCGGCAGCGGTTACGGATGAGACGGGTTCGGGTGCGTTAGTATTTGCGACCAGTCCTACGCTTGTAACTCCTGCGCTTGGCACGCCTGCTAGTGGGACGCTTACGAATGCTACTGGATTGCCAATTTCTACTGGCGTTTCAGGACTGGGAACTGGGGTTGCTACGTTTTTAGGCACTCCTTCCAGTGCAAACCTAGCTGCCGCGGTCACTGATGAAACGGGTTCGGGTGCGTTGGTATTTGCTACCAGCCCCACGTTGGTGACTCCTGCGCTTGGTACGCCTGCGAGCGGAACGCTTACGAATGCTACTGGGCTGCCTTTAACCACCGGCGTTACGGGAACTTTGCCAATTGCTAACGGTGGGACGGGGCTGACCACAACCCCTGCAAACGGTGCGTTAGATATTGGTAACGGCACAGGGTTTACCCGTACTACGCTGACGCAGGGTTCTGGGGTGACCATCACTAATGGCAGTGGAACAATCACAATTGCCGCAACGGGCACTGGCGGTACGGTCACATCCGTAGCGCAGTCTTTTACTGGCGGCATAGTTTCAGTTGCTGGGTCGCCGATTACGTCTTCTGGCACTCTTGCATTGACAGTTGCAGGAACTAGCGGCGGAGTGCCTTATTTTTCTAGTGGAACCACTTGGGCATCCAGTGCGGCATTGACCCAATACGGCGTTGTGTATGGAGGTGGAGCGGGTGCCGCTCCGGTCGCAACTGCCGCAGGAACAACGGGTCAAGTTTTGACTGCTACGACAGGAAGTGCGCCTACTTGGGCCACCCCAACGGCTCAAAGTTATCCCGGTGCTGGGATAGCCAACAGTACGGGCAGTGCTTGGGGGACTTCTTATACGACCACTGGTTCTGGAACGGTGGTGGCGTTGGCGACTAGCCCATCATTCACGACTCCGGTGCTTGGGACTCCAACTTCTGGCAATTTGAGCAATTGCACAGTAGACGGAACAAATTCCGTTGGTTTTCTTATAATCCCTCAAAACGTACAAACGGGTAGTTATACCCTTGTTCTTGCAGATTCTGGAAAACATATTTACAGAGGATCGGGTAGCGCCGCTACTTGGACAATTCCTGCAAACAGTTCTGTTGCATATACAATTGGAACGGCGCTTACTTTTATAAACCTATCTGCGACAAGCGTCAGTATTGCAATTACTACAGACACTATGTATTTGTCTTCAGCGGGGACAACGGGCACAAGAACATTGGCTCAATATGGTTCGGCAACGGCAATTAAAATCACATCAACAACTTGGTTAATTTCAGGGAGTGGTTTGACATGAGTGGCGCGTTACAAGCGGTGTATCGAAACCTCCGTAGTTTTGGAGCGGCTCCGGGTTCTTTAACCTATACCGGAATTGGCAATACACAAACATTTGTCGCCCCTGCTGGGGTCACTTCTGTATCTGTGGTTGCAGTGGGTGCTGGTGGAATTCAAGGGGCTGGCGGGTTAGGTTATAAAAATAATATTTCAGTAGTGCCGGGTAATTCTTATACTCTTCGAACAGGACGGGGCAACGCTGGTGGTTGTACGATAGATTCATATTTTATTAGCGTATGCGTTGTCCGAGGGGGTTCTGGCACTGGTGCAAATGCCGGAGGAACTTATACCGGCGACGGTGGTGGTAATGGTGGCGCTGGTGGTGCTGGTGGCGGAGCACCCGGTGGGGCGGGGGGTTATAGCGGAGCAGGCGGTAAAGGTGGTGCTTACGGCGGGGCAGTCTGCTCTTGTAACTTTGCTTCTGGGTTAGATGGCAGCGGTGGTGGTGGTGGTGGAGGCGGTTTTGTATACTCTAGATATCCTGCTTGTGGTTATTGTTGTACCTATGTTGGTGGCGGTGGCGGAGTTGGGTTGTGTGGTCAAGGTACAAGCGGAACGGGCGGTCCGGGAGGACAAGGTGGTGGTGGCGGAAGCGGGGGTACAGCAGGAGGAACACCTACTCCTTGCGTTAAAGGTGTTCCCGGTGTTCATGGCGGAGGGGGTAGGTCAATATATGCTAACAGTTGGAATCCGGGCGCTGTTCGCGTTGTTTGGCCGGGAAATACTCGTCAATTCCCCTCAACTTGTGTAGGGTCTCCATAAAATGAATTGGTTTATTGAGGTTGAAGATGGACAGGTTAAAAACCATCCCGCTTTAGAAGAAAATCTAATTCAAGCATTTGGTCATATCCCAGATCATTGGGAGCCTTTTTTGCGAGTTGAAATTCCCGCACTTGAGATATATCAAAAACTGGATTCTACTGACGCGGCTTACTTAAAAATAAATAATGTATGGACAGATGTGTGGTCAATTAGGGATATGACCGCTGAAGAAAAAATTTCTAAACAACAAGAGGCCAAAGATTATTGGGCGTCTTTGCCATATCGTGACAATTTCGCGGCGTGGGTTTTTGATGAAACAACGTGTCGTTACCAACCACCAACTCCGCGACCACCGGATCGTGAAGTTTTTTGGCAGGGGACGACAAATTCATGGGTCAATTTACCGGAATATCCTTCTGATGGAAAAGAATATAAGTTAGACATTGCATCTGCCGCTTGGGTAGAAATTAAAAAAAAATTTGCACAAGGATAAATTATGATTGAGTGCAAAGCCGCTGAAGCGGTAGCAGAAGTTGTCCAGAACACCCAATTGCAAGTGGCGTTCCACTTCCCATGCCCAATTTACATTATTGAGCGTCCGGACTTTTTAGAGTCCGTCAATCAGATCTCAGAGGAGCATCTTGCGGTGCAACGCAAAGACCGCGATCTAAATGAAATTTATCCTGTTTATATGACGGGTAGTTACTTTGCTGACTCACGGATGGGTCAATTCTCTGAATTTGTTGGGGCGACCGCTTGGAACATCTTGAATGAGCAGGGCTATGCCATGCAAGACAAGGCGGTGCAGTTCACAGAGATGTGGACACAAGAACATCACAAACACTCGGCAATGGACGCTCATGTTCATGGATTTGGTTCACAGATTGTTGGGTTCTATTTCCTTGAGACACCGGAAGGGTGTTCAAATGTTGTATTCCATGACCCGCGCGCTGGCAAGGTGCAGAATGACCTGCCAGAGCAAGATATAAATGCGGCAACCCCAGCCAGCAGAATGATTAACTTTACGCCCAAACCCGGAATGATGCTTTTTGCTAATTCCTGGTTGGCGCATTCGTTTACACGCCATGCGGCAGACTTGCCTATCAAGTTTGTGCATTTTAATTTGACAGTTATTTATCAACCACACACCTGCGCCGCTCCAACAGCGGAAATCATTTGAACAAGTATCTCATTCGGTTTAACAAAAGCCGAGGTCAAGAAAACCGAGGCACGATGGACCATGTTTGGCGAGTGTTTGAAAACGACAAGGAATACCTGTTTAAGAATTTCAAGTTAGAAGTTCCATCTCAAAGTGAGATGTCACCCGGACCAGACTGGAACATCACCTGCCAAGGCTTCATGACCATCGACCGCGAAACCTCAACAGCAATTATAAGGGACACTCATGGCTGAAAAATGGATTCAAAAGGCGCTCAACACCCAGACAAAGGGTTCGCTTCGTTCTGAACTTGGGGCCAAACCCGGCAAGCCAATCCCAGAGAAGAAGTTAGCCAAGGCCGCGAAGGCTCCGGGCAAACTAGGGCAACGCGCGCGGCTAGCGGAAACTCTTAAAGGTTTGAAAAAATGATTGAGAAGCTGGAGTCCAAATCTCAACTCCAGATCGTGATCCTTGAAGAGCGCATGAGGAAATAGATGCCTTCCTGCGCCGTGTGCCTTGGTCAGTTTTCCAAGGATGATTTAATAATTCACGGTCGCAAGGATTATTTCCTGTGTAGTGCGTGCAAGGCGGATGTGAACCGCCTTTCGCGTTTTGGGCTGTCCCCTACCGATTTTGAGCTCCTTTTGAAGCTTCAAGGGTATAATTGCGCTGTTTGTCAACAACCCCTCAAGCTTAAGCAGTATAAGTTTGCGGTGGATCATTGCCATGATTCGGACGATGTCCGGGGGGTGTTGTGCAAGAGGTGCAACACGGCATTGGGTACATTTGACGATGATCCGGATCTGATGTTGCGGGCCGCAGAATACTTGAACAATCCTCCGGCGTTGGGGGTTGTCAAACGGCATGATGGTCGAAAGAAGGTCACGTTTCTTCGAGACGAGTACACCAGGAGGCACGGAAATGGAGATAGTTGAGCTGTTTCTAAAAGCGTGGCCCGTGCTGCTTGGTATTGTGACCTTGATTGTTGTGCTGTCGAAGTTGGATTTGCGGGTAGCGGTGTTGGAGGAGAAAGTGAAGTCTGCGTTTGAGATCATCAACAAAATGAGGGACAAATCGTGACTGAAAAACTGGAAGCCAAAAGCCAGTTGATTGAGAAGACGGCGTTTGCGGTTCTTCCAATTCTCTTTACTTGCGTGGTGTACCTGATGTCGTCGTTGGACAAACTTAGCCACGATGTGACGGTACTGAACGCTAAAATCAGTCTGGTGGTCACATCAGACAACAAGCAAGCCGCCAACTCCGGGGCTGAACTTGCGCGGGAAAAACTTCGGCAGGACATGGAGAAAGAAATCCAACACAACCGCGACATGATCCACGAAAACCAAAAGCACATTAGCATCATCGAAGACCGTATGGCGAGGAAATAATGGCTAATTTTGAGCCCGCATTTGAAAAAGTTATTGCAGACGAAGGTGGTTATCAATTGACCGACATTCCGGGCGACCGGGGAGGACAAACGTATGCAGGAATCGCAAGAAATCCAAACCCCCAATGGGCAGGATGGCACTTCATTGATCGCAAAGAGTTTGGGTTGGCTACGCCGCTGGTTCGTGAGTTTTACAAAACTAATTTCTGGGATCGCATCAGAGGTGACGAGCTTACAAACCAAGCTATTGCGGAGACCATCTACAACTTTGGTGTCAACGCCGGTATCGGAGTTGCCATCAAGCTCGCCCAACTCATTGTCGGAGTCACTCCCGACGGCGCAATCGGACCAAAAACCGTTGAACGGTTGAACCTTTGTACTGCAGAAAAGTTTGTGCCAGCTTATGCGTTAGCCAAGATTCAGCGGTACGTGAATATCTGCATGAAAGATCGTTCGCAGTCTAAATTTTTGCTGGGCTGGATTCGGCGCGCTCTTGAAGGACTCAAATAATGGACTTGATAGGCATCGGTTCAATCATCGAAGGCGTTGGCAAGGTTGCGGACTCGCTCATCACAACGGATAAAGAACGCCTTCAAATGGCGTTGGAAGAGCGCAAACTGGATTTGGAAGAAAAAAAGATTGACCAACAAACCGATCTTGCGCAGATTGAAGTCAATAAGATTGAAGCCGGTTCATCTAGCGTATTTGTCAGTGGTTGGCGTCCTGCTGTGGGTTGGGTTGGGGTTGCAGGTTTGGGTTACCAATTTCTGGGCTACCCACTGATGCAATGGTGTTGGGCGGTGGGGCAAGGAATGGATATAATCCCTAAAGGGTTACAGCCCCCGCTTGATTTGCAGACTGAACAATTGATGGTTCTTTTGTCTGGCCTGCTTGGTTTTGGTGGTATGCGGTCTTTTGAGAAGCATAAGGGTGTAGCGAGCAAGTAATGCTGCAGAAGATCATCTTTAAGCCTGGCGTTAATCGCGAAAACACTCGTTATACCAACGAAGGGGGTTGGTACGAGTCGGACAAAGTCCGGTTTCGTCAAGGCACGCCGGAAAAGATTGGGGGATGGACTCCGTTTTCTTCTCAGACCTTTCTCGGCACTTGCCGATCTTTGTGGAACTGGGTGACCCTGGGGGCCCAGAACCTGATTGGAGTGGGCACAAATCTCAAGTTTTACATACAAAACGGTGGCTATTACTACGATATAACGCCCATCCGAAAGACCAGCACACTCAGCAATCCATTTACAACTGACACGGCTACAAATACGGCGACGACAACGATTGTCACGGTGTCGGATAGCTCGCACGGAGCAATAAACGGGGACTTTGTCACTTTTTATGGTGGGTCTGCGGTTGGTGGGGTAACAATCAGCGGCGAGTACGAACTAACGTATATCAACGCAAATTCATATTCGATTGAAGTAACAGGCACTGCATCGTCCTCAACTACGGGTGGCGGAACGGTCTACGCTACCTATCAGATCAATACAGGTCCAGCTTCCGCGGTTCCACTTAGCGGATGGAGTTCAGGTACTTGGAGCTCTGGAACCTGGGGAAATTCCTCGCAGTCTACTGATGCCATTCGAATTTGGAATCAGATGAACTATGGCCAGGACCTCGTGTTTGGGCCACAAGGCGGTCCTCTTTACTATTGGAGCGCGAGCATTGGCTATCGTCCTTCTTCGGTTGGCATCAGCAATGCTTCTCCTGCTGTCGTTACCAGCACAGTAACTATTCCTGATGGCTATCCAATCACTTTTACAACAACGGGCGCACTGCCTACACCGTTAGTTCCGGGTCAGACGTATTACGCCAGGGGAAGTGGTGGGACGTCTTTCAATTTGTCTTCGACACCAACTGGCGCGCTGATTAATACCAGTTCCTCGGGCAGTGGGACTCAATCCATTTCGCCGCGAGGAATTCTAGTCTCCTCATTGCCAGGTGCTAATTCGGTTCCGCTATATCAGAACTACATGACAATTTCCGACGTAAGTCGGTTTGTGATTCTGTTTGGCACCAATGATTATGGTAGCACCACGTTGGACCCCATGGTTATTCGCTGGTCGGACCAGGATTCTGTGACCGAGTGGCAGCCAACGGCGACAACGCAGGCTGGAAGTGTGCGCTTGTCCCATGGCTCACGGATTGTGAGCACGGTGCAAACTCGACAGGAAATTGTTGTCTTTACCGACTCTTCGGTTTACTCCTTGCAATTTTTAGGGGCCCCTTATGTTTGGGGAACTCAATTGTTGGGGGACAACATTTCCATCATGGGGCCAAATGCGTCTGTGATTGCCTCTGGCGTTGTCTACTGGATGGGAACGGACAAGTTCTATCTTTACAACGGTCAAGTTCAAACGCTTAATTGCGATTTGCGCAAATATGTGTTTAACAACATTAATTTGTCGCAATCAGAACAGTTTTTTACGGGCACGAACGAAGGGTTTAATGAAGTCTGGTGGTTCTATTGCTCGGCCAATAGCACCACCATTGACAAGTATGTTGTCTACAACTATCTCGAAAACGTATGGTATTACGGGGGCATGGCCCGTACTGCGTGGCTCGATAGTGGTCTACAGGCAACCCCAATTGCGGCTTCGTATGGGAAACGGCTCTTGAGCCATGAGTCAGGAGTCGATGACAACGTCGACGGAAATCCATTGCCAATGGATGCATTTATTTCGTCGGCTGAATTTGACATTGGCGATGGTGACAGTGTGGGCTTTGTTTGGCGTATGTTGCCGGATATTTCGTTCGATGGTTCAAGTTCCACGGCCCCCGCATCTCCGCAGGTAGAGATTACGCTTTATCCGATGCAGAACTCAGGCTCTGGAACGCAGGATTCGTCTACTCAATCGGTGATTTCTGGGTCAACTTACGTGGTCCCTGAGACATTTACCGGGCAGATTTACACTCGTGTCCGTGGTCGGCAGTTGATATTCAAAGTGCGGTCGAACACGTTGGGGACCGCTTGGCAGTTGGGTGCTCCTCGTATTGACATTCGTCCGGATGGATTACGATGACTCTGGTTGTAACGTCCGAATTTGACTTAAATAGGGTAACTCCGCCCAACCTGCCTAGTGCGCCAAAGCTGTATGACGCACGCTTCCAGGAGCAGTTTAATAACGTATTGCGGCTGTACTTCAACCAGCTAAACAACATTTTGGGGCAGCTTGTGGCTACTTCATCCGCTTTGCCTATCAGTACAGAATCTTCACAATCTGCGGATTGGGGAATGCAAGTTGCCCGAGGGAAAGTTAATGGTGCAAGCCAAGTAAATATTTTTGCTTTTTCTGATTCTGTTAAGACAACTTTTTATACATTGTGGGAGTTAACGGGGACCACTCAGTATGCTTTCCCGGCATCTGCTGTAACAATGACACTTGCCAGCACTTCAGCATCCGACAATACTAGAGCAACAATACTTATTAGCGGGCTAAATTCAAGTTGGGATGCTATAACAGAAACAGTAACACTAAACGGCGTAACAGGTGTAACTACAACTAATCAGTTTCTTCGTATTAACAGCATGGTTATGACTAGTACAGGTACTGGTCAAACTACTAACGTAGGAACAATTACAGCTAAGAACGGTGGAGTTACATACTCGCAAATTTCAATAGGGGTGGGAAGGTCGCAAGCCGCCGTATACTCTGTACCTAATGGGTACACCATGTACCTTATATCAATCAATGCGTTTAACGGGGATGCCGCGCCAGGAAACGCAATTAATTATCAAGTTAAAAGCACAAACAACGCTCAAACAAACCCAGTTACCCTAACGATATTGCAAACAGCTTGGGACCAAAGATATCAAGTTCCTAGAGTAAACCCGTTTCCATACACACAAAAAACAGACATTCAATGGCAATTTTCGACCGCATCAGGAACACATTCTGTAGGTTTGATTTTGCAAGGCGTTTTATTTACAAACACAGCGGATTAATCATGGCTAAACCACCAGGACTTTACGCAAATATTCACGCCAAACAAGAACGCATTAAAGCAGGTAGCAAAGAGAAAATGCGCAAGCCTGGTGCCCCAGGAGCACCTACGGCCCAGGCTTTCAAGCAGTCTGCCAAAACGGCCAAAAAGAAATGAAGAAGAGCGTCTCTTTAGCCGTGGGCCGTGGAGAAAAACTCTCGGTAAAAGAGGGGGCGGGGCTTACAGCAAAAGGCAGAGCGAAGTACAATGCCGCTACAGGCAGCCACTTAAGAGCTCCTGCCCCTAGTCCTAAGACTGCAGCGGACAAAGGCCGGAAAGCAAGCTTTTGCGCCCGCATGGAGGGCGTAGTTAAACACGCGAAGGGCGATGCTGAACGCGCCAAAGCGTCATTAAAACGGTGGAAATGCTGATGAATCCTGAACTCGAAGCTCAAGGGATTGGTTCCCTGCCCAAGGCCCCAGCCAAATTGCCTCGTATTCCCAGCGGGGAATTATATGACGCAACGCTAGAAGCAGTGGGGCAGATGGCCCCTGAAGCCGTGAACGAGTATCGCGGTGCCATGCGCACGGCAATGTCGGATGTCGAGATTCCGCCACAAGTAGTGGACATCCTGATTGCGATGTTTGAGTACTTGATGAATCACCGGGATGAATATCAACAGATTGTATCGACGTTGGTGGAGCAAGGGATTGTTTCCCCGTCAATGTTGCCTGACCATTTTGACCAGACATATATTGGTACTCGTCTGGCTGCTCTGCATGAACTAAAGAAGGACACCGCTGAACGGGCAACGCCAATGGAAGGTATGCCCATGGCCCATGGCGGACTGGCCGATGTGACCAAGTATTTGCAGTCGCAGGGTCGCGGCGGTGACACCATGCTTGCGCACATTAACCCGCAAGAAGCTGCGCTGTTGAAAGCATTTGGTGGCTCTGGGACGATTAACCCAAATACTGGATTACATGAATTTAAGTTTTTGCCGGGCCTGACAAAAGCATTTAAAAACCCGGTTGGGTTTGTGTCTGATGGGTTGGCAAAGCTTGATGATGGTCTTCACAACGTAGTCAAGAGCCCTATTGGACGGCTAGTTGCCACAATTGCCCTGACCATGGTCGGTGTGCCGCCTTGGCTGGCCAGTGCCGGATTGACCGCGTATTCAGGTGGAAACTTGAAAGACGTGCTGATCTCCGGTGCTATGGGCTATTTGGGTAGCGGAGGCGAGGTCATGGGCGTAAGCCCGCTTGGAGAAATTGCCAAGTTTATGCCAGGTACCGCTGGTTCATTGCTCAATAGCGGGTTGGCGTCTGGCACGTTGGGCATGGGCGTGGGGCTTTTGCGTGGGCAAAGCCTTGGTGAAGCCTTGAAGTCTGGTGCTATGGCTGGAGTAACAACCGCTGGGTTGCAAGGAATGGGGCTTTCAGCCCCTAATCCAAACGCTTCGCCTTCTCAGTATCAGACATTTACTACACCCGATACCGGCGGAAATAACGCTCCTCAATATATCAACGGCGAGCTGTCTCCGATCTCTGGCACTAGTGGTATTGGCGGAATTCCGTCGGTTGAACAGCTTGGGCCAAGTTTAGACACCAAAGTAAATGCTGAGCAACTTGGAAAGGACTTTGGCTTACACCCTTCCGTTGTTAAATCTTACGAGGCTGTTCAAAATGTGCCTGCTCCTCAGGGAGAAGGCCTGCCAGGTATTCCTGCTCAAACAGCCTCTGTTTCACCGTCCCCATACACTACCAATCTTCCGCCTGCAGGTAGCGGGACCGTGGGCGGATTTACCATGGGGGACAACGAGGGGTTAAACCCAGCAACCGCTGGAGCAAGAGCAGGATCTACCGAAAGCTCGTTAATTAGCCGGGCCCAGGACTTCTATAACAAGCCTTCGTTTGACAATTTTGGCAAGATCTTCACCGATCCAAATGCCACAACGATGCTTGGAAAATATGGTCCTGGTGCGGCGGCTGTATTGGGTGCAACGGCACTGGCAGGTGGGTTTAAATCTAAACCCTCAGTAAAAAACCCTGCTTTTAATGCCCAATACACTGGGTCAGATTACATAAAAGATAACCCGCAATTGTTTAGTGGCAACCTGAGATCGGGCCAGTTTGCAAATACGCAATCAATTGCCGTCCCAACAAACAACTTTCAAATGGGCATTCCGATGCCCCAAGTAAATGCTCCCATGTTGCCTACGTATTCCCCTGGGCCACTAACTAATATGCCTGGCGGAGTGCCGCAGCCGTATAATCGCCCTTATGCAACAGGTGGAGATGTAAACCATTTCCCTCGCAAAATTGGACAGATTGACGGTCCTGGAACCGAGACGTCCGATTCAATTCCGGCCATGTTGTCGGACGGGGAGTTTGTATTTACGGCTAAAGCGGTTCGTAATGCAGGTGGCGGCAGTCGTCGCAAGGGTGCTGCCAAGATGTACAAGCTAATGAAGTCGTTAGAAAACGGCCCTCTTGGGAGCAACTAAATGGCCGATGTAACCACTAGTCAACAAATTGTCCGGGAAGCCCCGGAAGTTGAAGCCTATAAACTAGATCTTTTAAAAAACTCAAGGAATCTTGCGTTTAATTTGGATCAAAATGGCAATCCGTTGCCAGCAAATCAGTCTTTTGCTGCAACTTTGCCTGGGTATCAAGTAGCCGGGTTTTCGCCGTCGCAACAAGCGGCGTTAAATGCTGCCCAACAGACAGGAATTGGAGCATTTGGGGACTATCTTAATTCAGCAAATGCTGCATTAAATGCCGGTTATCAGACTACGGCTGAAGCAGCAGACGTGCTGCGAGGTGCGGACACCCGAGGTCAATTCTACAACCCACAGCAAGATCTCAATTCGGGTATCAATGCACTTGCAGGAATGCAAAACCTGGCGGCGCAATCCTCGCAGGCCAATCTTACGCCTGCAACTGCCGCTATTTCACAAGGTCTTGGCGGGCTTGGTGAAGCGCAGGGTCTGACTCTGCAATCACGGGCCGCGGACCTGCAGCCGTCAACCGCATTGCTTTCTGCTGCAGCGCAACAAACCCAAAACATGGGCCAACCCAATTATGGGACTGCGCAGGGGTTAATTGGTGGTGGAATTTCTCAGGGCAAAGCAGGGCTGACTACTGCGTCTGGATTGATTGGTGGTGGGTTAGAGCAGGGGCGTGCTGGATTAGGTGTTGGGCTTGGCGCATTGGCCAATTCGACGCAGTTTTATAATCCCCAGCTTGCTGGGAACTTCATGAATCCCTATCAGCAGCAGGTCATTGATCGGACCATGCTGGAGATGGACCGGCAGGGCAAAATCGCGCAACAAAATGCGTCGGCCAATGCGGTTCGAGCGGGAGCGTTTGGCGGAACTCGTGAGGGCGTTCAGAGAGCGGAAATGGAACGCAATCTGATGGACCAAAAAGCCAATACGATTGCTAATTTGCTTAACCAAGGCTATACCCAATCTCAAGCGCAAGCTCAGCAAGCATTCGAGCAACAACAACAACGTGGGTTGCAAGCTGGAACTGGGATTGGTGCGTTGACCAATCAGCAAGCCCAACTTGGATTGCAGGCTGGTCAGACTATTGGAGCTCTTGCAAACCAACAAGGTCAGCTTGGGTTGCAGGGGGGACAAGCGGTTGGTGGAATGGAGGCACAAGGAGCACAATTGGGTTTGCAGGGCGCAAGTCAACTTGCCAATATTGGTCAGACATATGGCCAACAAGCAATCCAACAAGCGCAACTTGGGCAGGGTGCTGCAGCGCAGTATGGCAATTTGGCGAGCCAGCAGATTGGTGCTGGCCAGGGCCTTGGTCAGTTAGGCGTGCAGCAGGCTCAATTGGGTCAAAGCGCGGCGGGTATTTATGGAAATGCCGCTGGTTTGTACGGCAATTTGGCGGGTCAAGAAGGTACGTTGGCGGCGCAGCAGTTTGGCATTGGTCAACAAATGGCTTCTGGTTTGGGCGCGTTAGGCGCACAGGCGGGTCAGTTTGGTATAAATCAGGCTGCATTGGGCCAAACGGCACAGGGCATGAACCAAAACGACATCAACTTCTTGTACAACACGGGTCAATCCCAACAGGCTTTGAATCAACAAATGTTGGATGCGCAGCGTGCGACTCAGTTGCAACAAGCTTATGCACCGTATCAGGCTGCCGGATTCTTGTCCGACATCTACCGTGGCGCACCGTCCACGCAGATGTCAACCGCGGTTGCAAGTCAGCCCACCGCAAGCCCGTTCCAACAGGCTGTGGGCATCGGATTGGGCGCATTAGCAACTGCGGCGGGCGCTAAAAAAGCGAACCTTTTCTAAGGATCGAAGGAAATGCAAAAGGGTAAAGCGGATTTTGAAGATGTCGGCATCATGGCCGGTTTTAAGGACATGATGAATGCACCTGACGACGAGGAGGCACCGGACGAGCGCGACTCCTATGAAGAAGACAACCGCGATGAAATGGTTGCGGAGCGTCGACCCGACTCGCCTGAAATCATGATGAATCACCTTCGCGGCGATATGCGATCACTCGATGCGCGTCGGGAAGAGCTTGCCGACATGGTTGGCTACAAGGCCGCCAAGGAGACCCCAGATTC